AAGCCGAGTCGTCATTGTCTGTTGTTTCTGAATTCATTGTCTTCAGTTCCTCCCGGCTTATCCTTGTTGGTACCCACACCTAGGGTTGACGGCAGTAGGGTTGAGTTTAGGTGCGTATTTGCTGGGCGTCAAGCCCGCACTGTGTACTTCTTAGAAGAATACCACTATTGGCTACGAGAACTACTAGGTATGTGGGTGGTATTCTGAAGAGTACCCGGATTGATTTTCCCCGGATTCTGGATATTTGGGGTCCGCGATGTACGTGCGTACACTACCCCCCCTCCCCCCGTTGTCATCATATTGACTACACACAATGCCATCACAATGCCATCACAATGACGACACTATGTCGTCACAATGATGACACTATAACGTAGTCACAATGATGACACTACAATTCAACTGATTCTCCACGTCCATCACGACATGCGATACAATCACACTGCTGACGCAATCCGGCATAACATGTGTAACATTTCATCGGACGTGGAGCCCGCGTTACGGGCCGACTGAAAACACGCAACGCGTCAACGTAAATGGCATGGTGCTTGCGCTCGCGATGCAAGCTTGACGCGTTGCCGCCTTGCGTCACCAGCTTGTCTATTTCTTCCTGTGTTGAAATAACCAGTTCGTGCAACGTCGTTGTCAGTGAGTCTACCATTTAGTTCTTCCTTCATGAAATTGTTGAACAATTCTCTCAAATCATTTTTAGTTTTTGCATTCATACACCTATTGTACGTTATATATCGTCAATCTTCAAACCCAATATCGGTGTTTATTGCACAATTTTAATTGTTGAGACTGGATCTCAATACTAAATTATCTTCACAATATATCACAATTGATACTCAATCTCAATATCACAATTCTCGCACAATAAATCGATATTGAGACTTAATCTCAATATTCAATATTCTCAAATAAAATCAAAATTGATACAGAATCTCAATATCAATTTTTCTTGCAAGAATTCAATATTGAGACTTAATCTCAATATTAAACTATCTTCAAAATAATCACAATTGATACTGAATCTCAATATTGTAATTTTGAATCATTTTTATACTATTGAGACTTAATCTCAATGTGCGGTATTCTGAAGGTATCCCCAATATTGAGGTTGTGTGGATCGTTCAAAGGGATTCCCACAATATATGGGGGGGACGTCCTATCGATTGTAAATTACATCGCCGAACACGGATAAAAAAACGGCAAATTAAGATTATTTTCGCTGTTTTCCGCTCGCAATCAACCAAAAATTGTGATAAAGGCCTGCGCCGTTTTTTCATTCGGCTGGAGTAAATGGTATCATTTTTGTAACGGTGCGATATCGATCTATTGTGGGGCCCCACAACGTCGTACGAGGGTATCTTTCAGCAAATACACACCGTTGTGGGTATCTTTCTTGCGAGACCCCACAAGCAAATAACAAAGCGAAATCGTCAATTTTAAATTCTTTCGATTATTCTTTCCAAATTGTATCCACTAGGCTTGTGTCATTGCCGATATTAACTATACTGGGAGACATGAGAAGCAAACAACAAAAAACGAAAGGCGAACAATGAAACTGGCAGAACAATTTGCCAGGAAGATCAAAACGATACAATTGCAAGAAATCGTTTTTTTCGAAGATCTTCCGAGAGAATGGCAGAAAGAAGCGGAGTCGAATTTAGGCGACCTGGCAGGGGACGCCAGATTTTTCATGCCTGGCAAGAACCAGAATCCAGAATCGCATGTCTTGTGGGATTTGACGGAGTGTATGAGAGTGGAATCCAAAGAAATGGACGGAGTGATCGGAATCTCCAATGGTAGCGCATTGGCGGTTTGCTTGATTGACGATGAAACAGCCATTACGTGGCTGCTGGGTTAAATTCGAATTCTTGAATTTCTGATTGAAAGGTGCGCACGCCTATGGGCTGAGATACCCACAACTAAATTCTAAACCCTATGGAATCCTTAATCGGGGGACCGCTCACGGGCGGTCTGAGATTGTGAATTCTTACGAAATCGAAAGGAAAGGATACGGCATTATGCCAAAATCTCAGGAAAGGATTGCCGCCATTATGGCAGATCCTACGGAATCGGATTGGTTGAAAAATACGCTGAAAAGCGCATTGAGTCGGGATTGTCTCGATTCTGCAAGGGATTGTGAATGGCTGGCGATCTGCATGAATGAACGATTGGAAGAAATTACGGCGGAATATCGCGCAGAATTGGACAATCGAATTGACGATCAATTCAAAAAAATGGGGATTTGAGATTAGACTATGTGGTCTGTCTTGATAGAATGATAATAGAAAGAAGGGAAACAAGAAATATGGCAAGAATTGAAAAAATGTCCACACCGGGTGGCAATCCGTCACAAAATCAGACAATTCATCATGATGATGAAAAATCGGTTTTTGTTAGCTATGGAACCAAAATTGCCGAAATTGCCGAAAGTAACCGCGTTACTTTGGATCGGTCTTATTGGGATTATTCTGCGACTACCGGTAGATATCGGAATAAATTTCTGAACGAAGGGATTGCCGAAACACGAAAAAAAATCGCATCAGGGGAATACAAATTGACAAACTTGAATTGAAAGGTATGGATTGTGGAAGTCTATGAACGATTTGAGCATGAAAACGGACATTCGTTTGTGATCTTCAAATCAAGCAAACCTGATTGGTTGAACGTATCATTAACCACAGGAAGTAAAGATTTTTTGGGGTACGTAAATACAATTCAAGAGGGAATTGAATTGATAGAATCCCGTTTTGGTCCGGGAATTAAATTGAAAGGTACAGATTGTGGAAGAAAAAATTGACGAAATTGTGTATGGAATTGCGAATCTCAGCAAACGCGACATTGTCGCGCTACGAGATCATTGCAAAGATCGGAGTGAAGATTTTGAGAGGGATTATATTGTGCGACCGATCTACCGGAAATTTTCTCAGATTTTGGGAATAATCATCCGAACATACTAAGAATCCAGAACCATAGGCAATTGCGATTGCCTATCATTGTGAATTCTTGACACTAGAATTGAAAGGATAGAATTGTGGAATTATTGAAAATTGGAACGGTGGTCAAACCATCGGTAGGTGCGTTGCGCAACAAACGCGATGCAATCGGACAAGCTGGAACATACGCGAAAAAAAATCTTTGCCAAAAATGGTATGATGATGAAAAGGCAAAGCGCGGAAAAATCACAAATGTAGCAAAAAAAGAATATGGTTCGCATTATGTCATTGAATGGGATTCTGGATCAATTTCTTACACTGCCACATATTTGGTAGTTGACGCAAATCAGAAAGAATATGGGGATACGGAATGAAAACATACAACAATACAACAATGCCGAATATCGAAAGATTGATTGAATCTGTGTTGCACCCTATCAAAAAAGGAAAAAACAATTGGAGAAAACGAAATATCACATTGTACGAACATCCGCGCGATATGCGAAAAGTAGTTTCGGAGGGAATATCGTTTGATGGAAAATTGAGAATAATTGCTGAAGAATCTTTGAATGATTGGTCGAGAGAATTGTCTCAATCTGGAAATTTTGTCACAAATTGATTGAATCCGTATCCCTGCCCAATTGCGATTGGGTAGCATTGTGGATTCCATTAAACTAAGAAATTGAAAGGATAAGAATGTCTGTAAATCCGTCCAACGAATTTTACAATGGCAATTTGTGTAAAATCTATTATGCTGAAATTTTACACGCCTGTGTTGATTGTGAAGCCAATCCGTTTACAATGCGAAATCTAAACGCAAATGATTATCGTGTTATCGCATTGTGCGTCAATTTGGGTATAGATTCGCATCTTGAAGCAATTTTTAATGCGAATGAAGAAATCAGATCGGACGGAAATTGTGACCTATCGCCAGAAAATTTGTGTGTCCTGCTAAGAAGGTTGAGCGAATACAATTTCTCAACCGATGATGATTATGATTCGGCGCACGGATTGGTTGATAGTATTCTGACAGTCTTAGGATTTGATGATTGTGGTCGATATGTCGGTCGCGTGGCAATGGGATTGGAATAATCCGCAAAAATGTGTCTTGACATAGGATTCGCAGGTTGTTACAATTGTGATAGACAAAAACAAACAAAAAAGGAAGATTTGAATAATGACTAATTGGCACCAAGCAAACGCAATCAGAACAAACTATCGAAACCGAAAAAAAGCCGCGCATATTGTCGATAATTCCCGATATGGTTTTTTTGCATTGTGTGGAGAATCTTACCCAATTGTAACGGTTAATAAAGAATACGCTGACAATCTGGAGAACGGAACCTGCAAGAAATGTTTGAAAAAACTACAATCCGAACGATAGAACTACGAAATAAAACAACAAACAAGAAAGGGAAAGAATGACACACACATACACACAGAAAATTGCTGTACGGAATTACGTCTACGGATTAACATTTTGGGAATCCCTTGGCGAATTCGAAAGGGAATTGAGCAATCTGGATCGCGCAGAATCCCTGTGGGATGCAATTGAAAGATATTGGCCGAATGCTGCCCGATGTTATGAGATTATCATTAGTCTGAAAACGGACATTTCAAACATCGACGAAAAAAAGTGGTTACATGAGGCATTTCGAAATGAAGTATGCCGATTGGTAACTATGAATACGGAATCGATCAAGAATTCCGGTATGCCGGAAGACATGACAATCAGGATGATGATTGACATGCTATGTCCGAAATGGTAGTGTAAACTAAGAATCCAGAACCCGCTATATCTAAGAGATATGGCGCATTGTGAATTCTTGAGATTGAAAGGATAGGATGATGAACAAATTAGCGACCTAATTTGCGGAATTGCTGACGGCATTGATACCGGACATTGGCGACGAATATCGGGCATCGGAAGATCCTGATGATGATACGCCGGGAATGTGTGTTACATTCGGTGCAAATACAAGAATGCCGGGTGAATCGTGGGATTGGTCATATCAGACCGGCGACAATTCATACACGGGTGGCGCGTACGGATATCCTCATTGGGGAGTTTGTTACCTTTACCGGGATTCAGACGTCAACGAATTGGCGGAATGTGCGGCAGGCGAGATTTTGGATGTCATTGCATGGGAAGGAAATGCGTACCGATGAAAATTGCACATTTTATGAACGGCGGATTCGTTCTGCATGGAATCACAGGCGATTTCAAGGGAAGGGTATCTGCATGGTATGACAAGGAAGGAAAATTGATCGATTGCGAACAATATCCTAGTATTGCCAATGTGCGATCAATCAAGCGAAACGGACCAATGTGGCAATTGTGCGAGAAACTAGGGAATCGACACAAACATACTCCAATCACAGGAAGCAATTAAGGATGAAATGGCCGAAAGATCAGATTGAGATTTACAAGAATGCAGTCGCGCAGGTTATTGAATCAACAGGTAAATCGGCAGAAGAAATCAGAAAAGAGTATGCTTTCGCGCCAACAATGCGGATCATGTTTGAAATTGATCGGATTGTGTGTTACGATGCACAATATGACAACAATCATCCTGCGTACCATGAGACAATACAAGACGGAAAAACATTTAAGGCAAGAATTCGACGATGCAAGCACAATCCTGATTTTGTGCTGTATCCAAGGGGATGCGACGACACACATAAAGCCACAATGCTACGGCATGTAGGGACTGAACTAGGTTTAATTCTAAGAAAGGGTAAGAAATGACCAAAGCAAAGAAGAAAATGACCAAGCGAAAGATCGGGATTGATACCCACACAAGTAAGCTGACCGTAGAGAATACGGGATTGGTGAGCAAATGCCATACTGCTTCGGGCTGGAATGTGGAAACCAATTGTGGTACAGAATTTGTGGGTGACGATTGTGTAATTATGCGAGACGACGAATATGATGGAATGAGGAAAGACGAGTTATATGAATTGTTTTGCGACTATGTGGAAGGATCGGAAATTTATCATTGTACCTATGTCGATGAATGGCACGCTTATTGGGATATGCCGGGATACATGGATCGTGGATCGATCTACTCTGGTGAAACGGAAGTCGCAGCGATTGTAGATTTGCTGGAATCCAATGAATCAGAAGAATCAAATATAGATGATTGGTGCATGGCAGCAATTGAACGATTGGTGCAGATTCACAATGATTCCGAAGATGATAATATCCGGGAAGAATGTCTTTCGGCAATTTGCTGGCATTTACCCAGCGAATCCGTAGATTTTCGTCCAGAAGTATTGTGCAACAATACAGATTTGATATATTCAGGGGATTGCAATCCGATCGATCATGACGGACGATGGATTGATACGCGGGATTGGGCAGAACATGGATATGCTTCCTGCGTAGGAATTTGTAGTTATGACAATTTGATTGACATTGAATTCGGCACAATCAACAAAACAGGAACATTGGCAGAAATGGCTACATGTTACGGGATTGATGTTGACGAGATCACAATGCACCATAAAATTGATTATGCACATTCTCAATTTGGGGCAGAGAATGGCGACAATCCAGAACGATTTACTCGCCTTGATGATTCCGGCTGGTTTCTGGATGACGGGAACGAATTGGTAGCAGAGTCGACGATTGAAGCACGATTGATCGAATTGGTGAAGGGATTGGCAGAGTAGAATGCTGAATCGATGGCGCGAGATCGGCGCGCCAGAGATTGTGAATTCTATGATCTATGAGAAGATATGAAAGGCGAAACGAATGACATATCGTCAGTTGATTGACCAACTGGAGAAGTTGGCAGAAGAGCAGTTAGATTGTGTTGTTACTGTTGAAGATCCTCATGAGGATGAATGTCGTGCCGCAGAACTACGAATCTGTGGTGACGGTCACGACAGCCTTACCGATAATCATCCTGTGATTTTTGTACCTTAAGGAAAATTCAGAATTCGGACGAAGCCCCTGCGACAACCAATGACGAAGAAATTACAGAAGAGGAATTCATTGATTTGGTGAAGGGATTGGCATCATGATAATTGCTAGTGCATACACGGAGATTGTTGGCGCAGTAGAAGCATACGCTGACAATCTAGGGATTGATCCGGCTTTGATTCTGGAATGCGACGATCAGAAATGCGAAGAATCAGGTAGATGCACTGCGTGTAACATACCGTCCGAATTGATCAAGCTGTTCGTAGATAATCAGACAGAATTTGTCGACGAACTATATCAGGAATTGTATTTACTGGTGAATGGTCGGTATGTGTCTGGTGATACGGCAAAACGGTCGCAGGCTTGCCATGAATACTCAAACGGCAGACTAGAAATGTGGGTAGGCTAATAAAATGCTGGATCGATCCTGCGAGACCGGCGCAGGAGAGATTGTGGATTTTACGGCAGGGTAAGAAAGGATAAGATTATGATAAAATGCTTTCCGAAGTATTCATGGATGGTGCAAGTACGACCGAAACCGTTAAACTCGGAAGACTATAACGTCAAGTATGAAATCGTATTTGGTGGTCTGCCGGGGTATCATGTGGCGAAAGCAGCAGCGGACGAATTGGAATCAAATCGATCCGATTTACAGATTTATGTTTGTCAAAACAACTAAGAAAGGGAAAGAATGAGATACCATATAATTGTAGGAAACATCGGAACAGTAGAACGAGTTAAGAGCCCTATTGTTGCTGCTAGAATTTACGGACAGTACAAAGAACTGTCCAAAGGAAAATATGGACGAGCCTCCGGCGAGTCTGTAACAATATTCGACACACATAAAGATTGTGTAGCTCTCGAATATGTGGGGACCAATGAAAGGGATGCAGAATGACAATCACAGACAGAATCAACCAGGCTGCAAGTGGGGAACATCTTGACGGCGTCATGATCTACTGGGATACCGCTGCCGTTGGAGATGAGGGTACAGCGTATCGAGATGGCGAGGAATCAGGGGCATTGGAGTTCACTGGCTGGGGTGGCGAGGCGGACGGCAGTGAAGACGACACTTACCACGTGAGCAACTACTTCGGCGCGGATGGCAAGTACCTCGGGCCAGATAAACATGGCGTGTACCCACAGTTTCAAACCATTTAACTAAGGACAGCAATGATTTCTGAATCCTACGCTGTGACTCCGTATGGTTTCCGGCAGGGGAATCGTCGTGTGATCGTCAACGCCGCCGCACAATGGACGTCAGACGGTCAGACGAGACTGATACAGGCAGTGGAAAACCTTGACGAATTCTCATGGATCGGCAGGACATTTGCCAGACCGACAAATCCGGCAGACGCAGAGTATTGGGATAGTATTTTTTGGATGCTCGTCGAATCAGGCGGGATGGAACAAAGGACCATTGAAAGGTAAAGAATAAGAAAATGACCGACAAGACAACACATTTATTTTGTGCAGCATTGACCTGTTCACTTGTCCTCATTCTGTGGGCATCGTTTCAATTACTGACAATAACGTTTGAATGAAAGCACTGAGAATGAAAATTAAAATTAAAGAAAATGCAATGGCTAAGTATTGGAATCCAAAATGCCAAGGACAATATATTCCTACCAAGGAAGAAAGAACTCATGCCGATAAGCTGGAAGCCATTCAAGGGATGACGATAGAAGTCAAGACAGATTTTTTGTTCTGCGACCAATACAACACCAAGCCAATAGAAGGAGTGAGCGACCAAGGTATGCGGATCATGGAAGCCTCTGTGTCGGAAGTGATTGACGATATTCGGGATACGGTAGGCAAATGTCCTTATTGTGGACACCATACGCCCGGTAAAATCGACGGCTTCTGTGAGTCTTGTCTGGATTCCTCTTATCTTGACGAGCAAACTATAAAACGCGGTGGTACTCGCATTCGACCAGTGGACGCCAAGCAAAACCGGGAAAAATGGGAAGAATTAACGCAGGAAGAATGGGACATGCTGAAACCTCAGTATGTCAAGCGACAGACCACAGGCAAAGACAGCCGGAATGCTGAGAAGCTGAGAAAGCAGCGGGCAAGGTTGCATTCTGACCATAAAGCCAAAACAGAAGCACTTGACATTGAACGGGACGGTATGATTTGGTTGATGGACAACAACATCAGCGTTGAAAACTGCATCTATTACAGTCACCGAAAGGTATTTTGTTTTGGATGGCGCAACAAGATTAGCAAGGGAGTTAAGAAAGTACTAGACACCAAATTGCAAGGTTTTCCATTCCAGACAGATTTTAAGGTTGAAAGGTAGAGCAATGCTTTACACAGAAATTCACACAGCGTTACAAATTGAGGATTATCCGCTAGGCGGCAGAAAACGCGGCATTGCTCGCTACAGAGTGACGACAGAACCAAGGCAAGGCAAACTGCAACGGGTGGAGCGGACAACTGAACACAATAATCAAGTTTCTAAGGCTCGCAAATTGACATACGGCAAGCGTGCAGCCATACTGGTCGGTGCGGACGGTCGCGTTTATCCTGTGGTATGGTCTCAGCATTACGAAGTGTTCTCGGTCTACAAGAGCAACATGCAACACTCAGAGGAAACGATCAGCAAGGATGAAAAGCCGAACGAATACGCGAACATGAAAGCCAGATCTGAAAGTATGGCAGAATAACCCCTAACAAGTCGGAAAGGGGGTGATTTTTTATGAGCGCGGACATGGTTGATTTGTTAGCTGTTTTGTTCATTTTTTATTGTGTATTCTGGTAAAACATGGAACCAAAACAAATAGCGAAGAAAAGCGAACACAGTCACCAAGCGGCATATTTTTGCTGGCTCGCGAAGCAGACTGAATGCCCACAACTTATGTATGCGTTCGCTGTACCGAACGGCGGACTACGCAACAAAGTACAGGCAGCGAAGTTGAAAGCTGAAGGAGTCAAACCCGGCGTGCCTGATGTTTTCCTGCCTTATCCTTGTGGGCAATATGCAGGGCTATGGCTTGAATTTAAGAAACCGGGATTTGAAAACCGGAAAAATGGAGGTCTCTCGACAGATCAAATAAGATGGCGGCAATACTTAGAGTCTTGCCATTATGAGTACAAAGTTGTGTATAGTTGGTTGCAAGCAGTTGATTGCACAATAGAATATTTAAAACCTTAAGCGTTACTTTTTAAACAAGAAAGAAAAGACAATGGCAGCAAGTTTACAAGCGTTCGCGGCAACTGGAACCGCTTATTTGACCGCAGCAGACGGACAGGAATTGATGGATGGGGGATTGATCGCAGTATCTGCACCTCCACAGGCATCGCCAGAAAACCCTGCTGCATTTCTGTGTACTATTACAGATGCGGGTAAACAAATGCTGGCTGCCGGTATTGCACCCCATGCACCGGTCGCGCCAGCAACTCCCGTTGTGGAAGCGGGACAAGAATTTGTAATAAGTTCCGACATCGCTGTACCTGATATCAATCGCGGTGGCGGTTCTGGCAGTTCGCGAAAGAAGAGAGCGGAAAAGTATCCTTTTTCCAAGCTGGAAATCGGGCAAAGTTTCCATGTGGCACCGGGAGAAGATATTGACAAGACGGCAAGAACGCTGTCTACTCAGGTCAGTAACGCCAACAAGGATAACAGGGTGCCCGCTGTACCTGCGGCTGAGAAGACGGTCACCAAACGCCGAATGGTTAAGGATGACGCAGGCAATGCAGTCAAAGACGCAACAGGGACAAAAGTTTTTGAGACCTATAAGGTCAAAGAAACAGTCATGGTTAGGCAAAAACACTTTGTGTCTCGCAAGGTGCCTGCCAGTGATCCACAAGGCGAAGGCATCCGAGTATTTCGAATTGCCATCACGACCACATAATAACAGTTGTCTGTTGCTGATAATCAACAGGTGATATCGAGCCCAACTGATATTTTTATTGGTTGGGTTTTTTCTTTATTCGTTCAGGGGATTAAAATGCTTGCAGACAACATTCGTTATTACCGTGACGGTAGGTTACAAGTGCGAAACTCCATCCATGACGGTTGGGTATTTGTGCCTAACATGCCAGCCCCTGATCCCGATCCCAATCCAGATCCACCGGTATTGGATTTGACTGTCTATGTCGAAAAAATCGAAGGGTTAAGCAAGGGGGACACAATAGATCTCGAAAGATCAGACATTGCCAACATCGGTGATTTGCTAACATGCACAAAAAAAGAAATTTTTTCGCTCGTGGGTCAGAATGGTCTTGATGCAATTAACGCATACCTTGCCGCTAGAGGGGTATCGTTAAAAGAAAATGGCAATACCAAGACATTCCCATCCGCTTAGCGATTATCCAAAGAACGTCCGTTACAACCTTTGAGATAACAAGACAAAAAATGATTAAGGCAAGTTTTTTTGAATCAGTCGTAAATAAATTAGTGGAAGTTGATCCACGACAAGGCAATGCGCTAAAAACAGGGTTTGAAATTGATATAAGCGGAACCATTCCGCAATCATTGAAATCAATCTTGTATGATTGTCTAATGGCTCGCAAGTGGACGCCGGTAAAAGGTCTTACCTTATCTAGCACAAAGCCTGTGTTTCCTGTCTATCAGGGCGTCACACGTTCAGGGTGGATACACTTCAAATTTCCCGCAGACTTGATTTTAAATGTCAGCGAAATACTAATTGTTCGTCATATTGACGTGCGTATGACAGACCTCTACATCCAAAAAGATCTTAGTCGCGCGAAATTAGCTATAGCTCTTTGGCCTGACATAGAAATTAAACTATGAAACCACTGAAAGCAGAATACGAAGTCCAATTGTATGATGAACTCGAAAATCGATTAAAGATTAAACCGGGCTCATACCGGGCACACGTCTTAGACGCTCTTATCCCTGATACGTTACATACTTGCGATGCGTACTATCTGAACGTCAAAGGAAACATTGATCAGCGATCAATGGGCAAGCAAATTAAAATGCTGATGCTTGACAAATACGATCATGAACCGCGACGAGAATATAAGACCGGATTTATCTTTGGGTTCATCGCGCAAATACTGCTTTCGGCAATGATTAGAAAAGCGGTCACATTGATCTTGGACTGGTACAATCGTAGGCGCTAATATGCTTCGAGATCACCGACAATTGTGTAGAATTTACCTGTAGTCGCAAATAGTTTCTCGACCTGCAACGGCGGCATACGCATTACATCGCCAGATTCTTCCAGCGCTTGCAAAGCCATCTTGATTGCCATTGATGGTCCTCGCTTATCGTTAGCAAAGATTTTCAGTCGTCGCATGTTTGTTATGATGTATTTGAGCGGTAAACTGTACTTCTGATACATTGCAATCGTGATCGCTTGCGACTTAGGTTTCGACTCCAAGAATCGTCGTAAGAATTTAACAATTGCGTTGACCTGTTGCTGCTCTGTATTGGTGCCAACTTCACCGTCATCGAATCTCTTTTTCAGAGTCTCTATGCCGTGTGTGACGAAGTTCTCTGCCCATGTAAAACATTCGGCATCAATAATAGGCGACATTGAATTTTTGCCCACAGCTAGTAAGGCGGCAACCCGCAGAGTTTTCAAGTGCGCCCTGTTCCACAACTCCGCAGACAACCCCGCATCATTGTTATTGATTTCCTCATCTGCACGGACGTCCAAATCGTGACTAAGTTTGGCTGCAACGGAATCAAACGGAATCTCAATCCGTTTTGAGTTTTGTAACAATCCTTGCACCACTGACAACAGGGTAGCAAGTTTGTTGATTAGTTCGGGCGAAGGTTCGGCGCTCGCTGCATTAGGGTTTGATGGTGGTCGCTTGCCGAGATATTCGACGACGGCAAAACGCGGTAACAATCCGCTGGATATCATTGCACCATCGACGTTGTCGTAGAACCAATCCGGTGTTGACTCACCTATCATCGAGAACGCAGGCGAATGCAGAATTCCGATTGTCTTCTCACTGTCACTATAGGCTGTGGGCATCAATCGGTCTGTTGCGCCGCTCTTTGAATAGAGATCAAGCATGACTTTTTGCAACATGAGATCTGGCGCGAAATGACCCTCGCACATTGATTTCAGTTTGATCCCAAATTCGCCAAAGATTGACAGCGTTGACAATGACCGTGATTTGCTAAATGCCCGCAGCAATGCTTGACCTGATGCGAGATCGCCCGGACCTTCGAAGTCGTCAATGTAAGGGCAAACTGTTTGCAATCGAGTATTCAACTTTGAGATACCTTTTGCCATAGCTTCTTTACCGCGACCTGTGCGAGCCAGCAGCAGCAGATAGAGATTTAGACCGGTTGAACTGACATTGAATGCTCGTCCAGCAATACCTGCCATCAAGCCCAACGCACCGACGATTGAAACCTCTTTAATAGGCTTGTGAGAGGCACTATAAAGAAATTCGGCTATGTCACCGGCAAGTCCCGGCGGTGGTGTTAGCGGGCCTGCCTGCCGGTATAAATGCGATGGTTTCTGAATGATTCCGTTCGTAGGCACCAGAGGTTGCGGTTGAGGCGGAACAAATGTTTCGAAATTGATTTCCGGCACAACATTGTCGAAACTTCGCACTATCATATTATTTACATAATCTTGCCTCTTTGCTTTCTTTCGTCGACCTAAACCCGATTGCAAAAACAACCTCTTGATCTGCTCTTTGTTCTGCGTGTAATAAGCAAGGATATCGATCAATGCGAAGTCGGCGCGTGACTGGTCCCCGAAATGCCAAGTAGTTATGTCACCTTGCCACAAATCTACAAACTTTTTACCGTTGCTCGCACTTGATGCGATGTTATAGATATCAAGATCGCCATGCTTTTGCGGTCGATCAATGTCATTTGCTGTTGCAGTCGAGTGATTAAATCCGAGATCTTCGCAAATGTGGTCTATTTTGCCTTGCGCAAATTGGATAGGTGCGTTGTGATACACATTGCCTGTGAACGTCATAAATCGTTCGGACGAATACAATTCAAACGGTCCACGACGTCTACCTTTATCGGCTTTCATCTGCGCCTTGACAACAATGTGCAGACCGTTGCCACCCGGCGAAATCTCAGAATATGAATCGAGTAACTTTTGGATGTACTCTTGCTTCTGAATTAATGCGGGTTCTGTTGTGTGATCGAGATCAACGATAAGCCACGGATCGTTCTTGGTAAGAACAAAACCTAAGCCGTCGAAATGCGAAATTGCAGTTACACAAGAATCGAAGGTACACCATGTTTCCGGTCTTCCTACATCTGCAAATGTGAATGTTCGTGGGTTGTACGGAACTTTGGTCGGCTTGTTGCCGCCTCTGTCTTCATGCCGCCAACACACCCACTGTGCGACCTGTTGCATCTCAACAGGAATCCGTGAGTATATCATCCATGGCGCCTAGCAATTGGGGGTGTTGGAATCGTCATCCGTAAACAGCGGCTTGTCTGCCAGCAGGTTGTATAATCGTTCGACTGCATCTACTCTCGCACCGATCGGCGGATGTTGACTTGTGAGCGTCGTGAGCCATCCGACCGATACACCGATTTTTTCAGAAATTTTGTCCAACGACATTGGACGCGGGCGATTCCGCAGCAGTTTGATCGTCTCGCTAAGTAAGGTTCGCTGCATTTGCCTTGTCTTTTCATAGGAAATCAAGTAAAGGGACGCCAATCATAACAGATTCTGTGGGCTAGACAAAAGAGTTTGGCAAAAAATATCAGAATACCCCTGTTTGACCCTAGAATACAGTTGACAGTGCCGACGATACCTTTAGACTGGGGCAATTACTTCCAACTTGTGTTTTAAGGGGACACAACATGACCGGCACATTTCCAACAGCACCGACACCGCTCGCACCAACAGCAGCACCAACAGCCACACCAACTGAGAATATCGATTTGGTGATAGGCGAATGGTTTGCGGCATCCGAAGCACTCGCAGCAGCAAAGAAGACCGAAAAGGCTCTACGCGATCAGGTGAGCAATTCGCATTTGTGGAACGCTGCAAAAACAACCGGCACGCAAACCTATGACCTTGGCAAAGGTTATGAATTGAAGATGGCTCGCACTGAGACAGTGTCAGTCGCCAACAAAGAACATGAGGCAACTCATTGTATTATCAAGCTGCGCAACCTTGGCGAAGGGGCTACCGAACGAGCCAATCGATTGTTTACATTCTCTGCTAGAATGAGTGAAGCGGTTTATAAGGAGTTAACCGCCGAAGAACGAATGATTGTCGATCCAATTATCACCCGTAAGCCGGGTAGCACCAGTATTAAACTCAAAGCACCAAAGGAGTGAGTATGCTAGTTTTGTCACGAAAGATTAACCAAAAAATTATAATTAACGATGACATTGTCGTTACAATAGTAAATATAAAAGGCGATCAAGTGAAACTTGGCATCAAAGCACCAAGTGACATTACTGTATATCGCGAAGAAGTTTATAAAGCGATCTTAAAGGAAATGGAGGACATAAATAAATGAGTTTACAATTGCTAAGCACAAATACAGTTACGCCTGTTAGTCATTGCTTGATATACGGTCCAGCTAAGTCAGGCAAAACACGATTGATCCCCACAGCACCTCAACCGGTGATTTGCTCGTCTGACGCAGGGTTGGCTTCCATACGTGAACATAATCTACCTTTCCACGAAGTTCAAACGTACAGCGATTACCTTGTTTTCGAACAAGCGGCAACAAAAGGCGAACTTAACGGGTTTGAAACGGTAGCTATTGACGATCTAACTGAGATTGCCTATTTGTTCATTCAGGAAGAAAGACCGAAGCACAAGAATTTGATGCAGGCTTATGGTGCATTGAATGATGAAATGATGCGAGTTATTCGCTTTTGGCGAAATCAATCGGCGTTTACCGCTGTTATCATCTGTAAACAAGAAAGGATAAAAGATGAATCCACCGGAGGATTAATTTATGCCCCCATGATTCCGGGTAAAGCGGTCGCGCCGCAGTTACCTTATTTGTTTGGATCTGTGTATCATACTGAGGAATGGACCGATCCGACTACGCAAGCAGTGCATGAAGTTGTGCGGTGTAAACGAAATGCACAGTATGACGCAGGTGATCGTTCGGGAAAACTGAACGAAATTGAGTTTGCGAATCTCAAGGACATTTTTGCCAAAGTGCTGTCATGAGTAAAAATGTGCATCAAAAGCTTTTCAATTGGTCATATCGCGCAGGGGATGAAAATGATCTCAAGTGTAATGTCTGCGAAGATAAAATGTTGATTGATTGTCCGAATTGTGATGGCACAAGTCTAATAAACATTGGTGGCGGTGAAAAGGATCATTGCCCTTGTTGCGAAAACATAAAGGGTAAGGTTCTTTGCCCGGAATGTAACTAACCTTTAAGAAAGTAATTATTATGGTTCTGAATTTACCTGAAGCATTCGATCCGTCGCAAACAGCACCGTCAACCGGCAGCGCCGGTCAACTACCTGTGTCCGATGCGAAAGGTCATGTGGTTGTTATTGTCAGCGGTGAAATGGTGCCAACCGCCGGTGGAAGTGGCACATTCTTGGCATTGACCTTGCGGGTTGTAGAAGGTGTGGCAACGGGCGCCGAAGGTGTGCATCGTCTAAATCTGCACAACCAATCGGCAGATGCTGTCAGAATTGCTTACTCTGAACTATCGGCAATCTGCCACGTTGTTGGCTGGTTGCAGCCATTGCAGGACGTGGAAGTGTTGTATAACAAACCCTTCCGTGTTGTGGTCGGAACACAAAAAGGCAAGGAAGCGGAAGGATACACAAGCGTTAAGAAAATCATGGATGTTCACGGAGCTAAGCCGGGCGAGCGGGCGGCAGGTGCAGCCACGGTTGCAGCACCAGCACCAGCACCAGCACCAGCACCAGCACCAGCACCAGCACCAGCACCGGTTGCAGCACCGGTTGCAGGCGGATTTCCTGTGCAACCACCCGTGCCACCACCTGCTGCCGCTCCAGCAGTCGCTGCTGATCCTGTAGCGATGCCTGTTGTTGAGAACGTGCCTTTTGCCGCACCTGTGGCACCAGCACCCGTAGCGGCACCTGTTGCACCGACTGCACCTGCGAACCCTGCCGCCGCGCCATGGGCACAAGGCTAATCGATCCCTTGTCGGGGTGACCGGCTAACGATGGTGCCCCCTTACATTATTGTTAGTCGGTCATTTTTATGCTTAACGACAACGACTTCGATTGTCCCATTTGTCTCAACGTAGGTGAGTTGCATTGTCAAAATTGTTTAGGGGACGGTTGCGACAAATGCACGCAAGGGTATGTGATGTGCCCTGCTTGCCTTGGCTTTTCCAGATTAAGAATCGACTGCAATGACACCCAGTCATCAAGTAGTGAACTCAGATTGCAGGACATTCTTGAGCGGACCTTTCTGCCCGACTTTTGATTTTCTCATCGCAGATCCACCGTTCAACATCGGGCAGTCATATCAGGATTATGATGACAACATGCCCACACATGAGTACAGGCAGTTCTGTATCGAGTGGATCATCGCCAGTTGGAACAAACTCAAACCCGGTGCCGTCATGGTGCTGCATGGATCTATCAAGGTAAGCCGTGAGATCTTGCGAGCATTATTCCAAACTCAGTTGGATGATTTCATCGAAACAGAGATTTGTTGGGCGTACAACTTTGGCCAATGCAATTTCAACAACTGGATTGAAACACACTGCCGGGCGATCGTGTTGAGGAAGCCGGGCAAAGATAAGAAATGGTATGTTGAAAAGGTCATGACTCCTTCTAAACGTCTGCTGATGGGTGACAAGCGAGTAAGCACGTCACGATACAAAGGAATGGTTCCGTTCGGATCAGTGTGGGGAATTAAGACCGAAGATCAAGTTGCCTTGGAACCGATGGAAGGCGAACAAAATTGGGGCAGAGTACAAGGCAACAACAAAGAGCGTCGGCACGGTCACCCGAACCAACTACCGGAAGTTTACATCGAACGATTCTACAATGCGTACACACAACCCGGCGACATTATCTACGTTGTATTTGGCGGCAGCGGTACGGAGATCGCTGTTGCTAAACGCATGGGTAGATCAGCCATTGCTACTGAAGTGAGTCCTTGGGCTTGCGAATCTATTAAGGGGAGATTGAATGACGTCAACGTATGAAACAGATATTTTGATTCGCGAAAAGATTGCCGAGTCACTGGAAGTCGAGATTGACGATTATTGCGAAAGCATCGTCGATGCTGACAACCGCACCCGGTTGGGTTCGAGCCAGATAGGCAAGTCATGCAGCCGCGAGATTTGGTATGGCTTTCGATGGGCGAAGAAACCAGTGCTTGGCACCGCGACACGACCAGCCGGTAGAGTTGCTCGGTTGTTCAATCGAGGGCATCGCGAGGAACCGGCGTTGATAAAATATCTTGAAGCAATTGGCTGCAAATTCATCGCGCCGCCAGACGGCAGAGACCAGCATCCGTTTTCCTCTTGCGAAGAACACGCAGGCACCGAGGTTGATGGTATTGGTTACCTTCCGCCCAAGTTTGGGGTAGATGAAAAAGTGCTGTTCGAATTCAAGACGGCAAATATGAATTACTTCAATCGGATGAAGAAACACGGCATCCAAAACGAACAGCCGAAGTATTGGGCACAAGTCAACTTTGCTGGTTTGCTGGCAGGTTTGAAGTACGTTTGTTTCGTCGTCGTAAGCAAGAACGATGACGACATTCACATTGAGTTTCACAAACTCGATCCAGACTACGGCGAAATGTTGATTGACAAAGCGATGCACATTATCAGTGCTGTCGAGCCCCCGACAAAGATAGCTCTATCTGTTACCAACTTCGCCTGCAAGTTTTGCAACTTCAAGGATATCTGCCATCACGACGAACCGGTAGAAAAAAATTGCCGTAGTTGTAAACATGCCACACCAGCAGCAGGCGGCAAATGGGCCTGTTGTAACCCAGCTTTTGAAAACGGCGCAACTGGTATGGAGATCCCTGCCGACGTTATTCCACTGGGTTGCCCACACCATGAAGGGGTTGACTGATGATCTATCCGAGATCTTATCAGTTGGAATGTGTGCAATCGGGATTCGACTATTTTGCAAACGGTGGAAAAGGGAATCCTCTGTGGGCACTTCCGACTGGCACAGGCAAGTCAATCATCCCGCCTATGTTCATGCAGCGAGCGTTGCAACAGTGGCCTGATCAACGATTTCTTTTGTTGACTCACGTTAAGGAATTGATTCAACAGAACCACAAGGCACTGTTGAATGTTTGGCCAACTGCGCCCGTTTCGTTGTACTCTGCGGGTCTTGGTGTCAAGGAAGGATACGCGCCAATTGTGTTGGGCGGAATCGGAAGCGTTGTTAACTCAATCAAAGACATTGGCAGACGCGATGTAATGTTCATCGACGAAGCACATTTGTTGTCGCCAAATGACGATTCGATGTATCAACAGACGATAGCCGAACTAAAGACGTACAATCCCCACATGAAAGTCATCGGTTTGACCGCAACTCCGTTTCGCATGGGGCAAGGTAGGCTTACCGATCCTGTGTATAAGAACGGCAAAGACAATGCGCCTATCTTCAGTGACACAGCTTTCGATATCACCGGGGTTGATGCGTTCAACCGACTGATAGACGAATACTACTTGTCGCCGCTGGTGCCCAAGTCGACCGAAAGTGTTATTGATGTTTCGGACGTTCGGCAACTCGCAACCGACTTCAATCAAAAGCAACTCATTGAAGCTATTGACAAGCAGAACTTGACGGCAAGTGCGTTGCGTGAATCGTATGAGTTGTGCAGAGATCGCAAATCTTGGTTAGTTTTCGGCGCGGGTATCAAGAATTGTATGCAGATTGCAGAGATTCTAAACGCGATGGGTGTTGCAACAATTGCAGTTCATTCAAAGATGCCTGACGATGAACGGAACAAAGCCATTGACGCATTCAAAGCAGGTCGATTCCGCGCGATCGTCAGCAACAACATCCTGACAACTGGATTTGATCACCCTGCAATCGATGCGATAATAGATCTACGCCCGACGACTTCAATACCTCTGCATATTCAGAAGTACGGTCGTGGCACACGTCCACTATTTGCACCGTGGTACACGTTCGAGCATCTGCAACATTTACAGCATAGGAAAGATGCAGTTGAGGCTGGCGGCAAACGCAACTGTCTGGTGCTGGACTTCGCAGGCAACACGCCACGACTAGGACCGATTAACGATCCCCGCATACCAAACCGAAAGAAGTCTGACGGTGGTGGTGATGTACCAATCAAACTATGTCCTGAATGCGGTGCGTATCACCACACGACTGCCAGAGTCTGCACTGAATGCGGGCATGAATTCATTTTCAAAACGAAGATCAAGCCAACGGCGTCGACTGATGAAATCATTGTGCGATCAGGTGTCAATGTCAAGTACATGAAGGTGAGCAAGCAGTATCCCTACATTCACAAGAAGACAGGCAAGCCAGACTCATTGAAGGTGGCGTACTGGTGCGGGATGCAGTTGCTGAATTGTTGGTTGTCGTTTGATGGAAAAGGCATAGCTAAACATCGTGCCCATGAATGGTGGCGGCAGCATCAAGGTGACGACATTCCTCAGTCAACAGCGGAAGCATACAAGAGGTTTGGCGAATGTCGCCAGACAGGATCACTCAAGGTTGATTTGGGCGGCAAGTGGCCTGAAATCTTAGAATACTTATTTTGAACCGCGTCATTTCGTCCGACGTGTGGAGCATCGGCAGGTACGGCCAAATGTGCCTGTCGGTGCTATTTTGAAAGGTAAGGACGGTGCGTAGTTACGAAAAACAAATCTACAGCAAGCCGCCGATGTTGTTTGCGACAGACGAAGAGATCGTTGCATTGTCCAAATCGGTTTGGATATTCGACATTGAGTTATTCGAAAACTTTCTGCTGATTGCGTTCAAGTGCTACGACACAGGCCAGATTGTATTTTTCGAACAGTCGCCTGCCGCTAAGATCGACTTTCCCAAGTTGGCATGGATGACGCAGAACCTGACGTTGGTTGGCTTCAACAGCAAGCATTACGACCAATTTATTCTGTGGGCAACTCTGGCAAATAAATGGACGGAAGAACTGAAAGCGATTTCAGATTCAATCATTTACGGTGAAATGAAACAGAAAGAGATCGAATCGAAATTCAATTTCAAGTGTCGCCATTTTGATCACATTGACTTGCAACAAGTAGCACCGGCGGCAGCACAACAACTATCGCTCAAGCACTATGGCGCACGGATGCACTCCCACCGACTGCAAGAGTTGCCGCTGAATCACAATCATGCAGTCAGTGAAACGATGGCTAATGAGTTACGCAGCTACTGCATCAATGATCTCGACGTAACAGGCTTGCTCTACCACAAGTTGAAAACGCCAATCCAACTCCGAACCGAAATGAGTACGTCATACAAGACGGACCTGCGGTCATCGTCAGATGCACAAATTGCAGAGAAGGCAATCGGCGCTGAGTTGCAGGCTATGACCGGCATCAAGCACAAGGCACCGGCAGTGCCGAAAGGCGAGACATTCCGGTTCAATCAGTTGGCGTATTTGGATTTTCAAACCCCAGTGCTTCGCGAGTTACGCGACAAGATTTACGAAACCGATTTCGTCATCACGACCGAGGGCAAGGTAGAGGTGCTGAGGGATGGCGAATCAATCAGTGCAAAGAATCTTTGGAAGGTGACGATTAACAAAACGAAATACAAATTGGGCATCGGCGGATTGCATTCGGAAGAAAAGAAACGATCAATCTACACAGACGATACCAACTTCATTTTTGATCGTGATGTAGCGAGCTACTACCCAGCAATCATCTTGAATCAGGGACTGTACCCACACCATATTGGACGCGGGTTTCTGGACGTTTACCGGGACATTTACGAACGACGATTAGCAGCCAAGAAAGCAGGCGACAAGCAAACCTCAGAGTCATTAAAGATTTGCATTAACGGTTGCTTCGGAAAGTTGGGCTCGCGATGGTCAATCTTCTATTCGCCGCACCTTTTAGTCCAGGTGACTCTCAGTGGGCAGTTATCATTGTTGCTGCTAATTGAGTCGCTGGAATTGGCTGGAATACCCTGCATGAGTGCGAACACAGACGGTGTCGTGATTCTGTGCCCGAGAGACCGCCAGAGCGACTATCTGAGGGTGGTTGCTGAGTGGGAGAAGGCAACAGCATTCGTCACCGAGGAAACGCCTTATTTGAGCGTACACAGCCGCGACGTGAACAACTACATCGCGATCTGCATGGACGGTAAGGTGAAAGCCAAAGGTGTTTATGTTAACAGCCTGTCAATGGGTAATCCTGATCGTCAAAGCTTAATGAGCAACCCAACAGTTGCCATTTGCAGCGAAGCTGTTATGCGGTTCTTGCAAACTCACAATAAACCGAATCCAACCACAATTGAGCAGACGATAAAATCATGCACTGACATTCGCAAATTCTTGTCAACTCGTCGCGTCAATGGCGGTGCGGTGCGTGACAAAGTTGATCTCGGCAAGGTGGTGCGATGGTACATCCGAAAGGATGACTATGGTGCCA